GGCGCATCGGCGGTGCCTCCGATTGGCGGCGGGATGCCGTTTGCGCCAAAGATGCCGCCCGGCGGAGGAGGGGGCATGCGCGCGGGTGGCGGGCTCTCAATCGAGAACATAACCCAAGCCGCCATGAAGGCCGGGTTCCCTCCCGACAAGGCGGCGATCATGGCCGCGATCACCATGCCGGAGAGCAGCGGGGACATCAACGCATACAACCCAAAAGATCCTCACGGCGGGTCTTTCGGGATCGCGCAGATCAACGGCGTTCACCCTGGGGCGCGGGACACGATGGGGAATCTCGACCTCTCGATGCAAAAGGCGTTCGAGATCAGCAAGGGCGGTGCGGACTTTACCCCATGGTCCGGTTACACATCAGGCGCCTATCGGTCGTATCTGCCAATCGGGGGTACGGGACAGGGAAGAACTGCGCCAAGCACAGCGAGCACGGTGCCACAGGCGAGGGGCGACCTAGATGCCGCGGATCAAAGAAAATTGGGCGCCCAGCAGCAGGGGCCTCTTGCGTGGCGTCAAGCGGCAGATGCTCAGGAACTAGCGGACCCTGCGGGCCGCAGGTTCGATCCGACAGGCGGTCAGCAGATGGTACAGGCCGGCCCGCAGACCGCGACCGATGCGGGGCCGGCCATGACCGACGCGCAAGCCGGGAAGCAACTCGACCAGATGATCCCGCCGACTGTTCATCGGAAGATGAGCCTTGATGCGCTCGTGCGACAGGTCGCCAAGATCCCGGGGATTTCCGACGATGTGCGGGCGAAGCTGGTGGAGGATCGGATCAAGCTGCTCGCGCCGCAGGAGGCCGAGTACGCGCGGGAGTATTTCGACACGCAGCGGGCGCAGCGCACCGAGGCGTTGGCCGATAAGCGTCAAGAGGGGATGGAGACCCGCGCCGCCAAGCGTGAGGACGCCATCACTGCTCGCGCCGAGGCCGCCGACAAACGGAAATGGGGAGATCCGGTCAAGATGGATGGACCGGATGGGCCGCAATACGTTCAGGTCAATAAGGCCACCGGCGAGATACGCCCGGTTCAGGTGCCGAAGGGAGCGGAGCTTACCAAGATCGGAAGCAAGGCTTCTGCCCCGATGGATGAGGCAGACGCTAAATACTGGGCGCAGGTCATTGCACAGGGCGGCTCGTTGCCGACCGGGCTGCGCCGTAGCGGTGTCGTCGAGCAGGTGATGAAGTTGGTCCCTGGGCTCGCACAGGGAATGACTCCGGGCGACTTCATCGCGAAGCACTCGGAGGTCAAGGCAAACACGACCTCGCTCACGAATCTGACGAAGATGGCGGATTCGGCGATCTCGTTCGAGAAGCTGGCAGAGAAGAATTTTGACGTAGCCTTGCGGCTTGCCCCGAATGCGGTGCCCACCGACCTTGGGCCGTTCTTCAATAAATGGGTCGAGCAGGGAGAAACGGCACTCGGCGATCCTACCGTGCCGCCCTACGTCGCGGCGATCATCACGGGCGCGAACGAATATGCGAAGGTCATGTCGGGATCGACCGGCACGGCTGCCTCAACTGTTGATGCCCGCAGGGAAGCACGCGATCTGTTTTCGCCATACCTCTCGTTACCGCAGATCAGTCAGGTGATTGCGGTTGCCAAGGCCGACATGAAGAACCGAGAGAATACGCTGACCGAGCAGGTGGGGCAGATCAAGCAACGCCTCGGCAGCTCGACGCCAGTAACGGTTGCGCCGCCGGCAACCCCGAGGGCCACGGGACAGGAATCGCAGAACACACCTCCAGGGACACAGCCAGCGCAGGCGGGAACTGCTCAGGAGGGTCAAACTGGTACCACGCCTGACGGCAAAAAGTGGGTTTACCGCGCCGGGAAGTGGGAACAGTTGCAATGAGCGACATGCCGCCTGGGTTGGTGCTCGACCCGCCGCCGCGCGCTCCTGCCGGTGATATGCCGCCCGGGTTAGTGCTCGACCCGCCCGCGACGCCAAGAAAATCGGTATGGCAGGATCTCACCGCCTTTACCCAGAGGATGCGCCAGCCGAACGCCGGAGCGATAGACCTCAGCGCAGCGACCGGGATGCAGCCAGCGGTCGATCGGAGCGCGCAGATCAGCGCCGAGCATTCCTATCAGCCGGGCATGAGCGTGTGGCAGATGCTGAAGGGTCGCTCGGAAGACCCGATGCAATATGGCTTCGGGCCGGGGAACATCGGTAGAGGTGTGGGAATGCCGCCGATGCGCAACCCGGCAGCGACGGCACGATTGCAGGATTTCGAGGGACAGGGCGTTACACCGAGCATTCCGGCTGTCGGCCAAGGCCGAGCGGCGGGGCTCGCAGCACAGGCCAGCCGCATCTTGCCGTTCTCGCCTGTGCAGCGCGGCATTGCGCAGAATACCTTAGAGACCCAAGCGGCCGTCGAACGAGGAGCATCGCAATACGGCACCGCGGCCGACGAGTTCGCCGGTGGGAATGTCGCGCGCAACGCGATGACGCGCTTCGCCGCGGATAAATCCCAAGCGGCATCCGATTACGGCACGTTCTTCGGTCATATGCAGGGGGCGCCGGACGCGCCGATCCCGAATACGATGCGGGTGCTGACCGACTTCAAGGGTCGGTTCCCGAATGCTCCTGGCCTTACCGGCATATTCACCTCGCCGCCGATTCTGCGGATGGAGGAGGAGTTGCGCCCGCGCACGGTCAACATCCCAGGACAGACCTCGCCGGTTCTTAATCAGTTTGGCCAGCCTACTGCTGTAACCCCGGCGCAGACGGTGCAACGCGGCGGGAAACTCAGCATGGACGAGTTGAAGTCTATGCGCTCCAAGATCGGCGAGCAGATGGAAGCGCCTACGATTGGTCCTGACAGCATCCCGCGCGGGCAGCTAAAGATGCTGTATGGTGCCCTGACGCAGGATATGCGAGCGGCGGCGGCTGCGCAGGGTCCGGAGGCTGTACGGGCACTCGCAAGGGCCGAGGGCAACTACAAAATCCGCATGGGCATCATTGACCGGCTCGACCAGATAACCAACAAGGACGCGCCGGAGGGTGTTTTCCAGGCGATTGATCGCGCGGCCACGGCTGGCGGGGGACAGGACGCAGGTCTGCTTGGGGCGGTCAAGCGAACGACGACCCCTGATGAATGGAATGACGTTGCTTCGGCCGTGGTCCGTCGGCTTGGCAATCCAAAGCCGGGATTGCCCCGGGCACCGGGAGAGCCGGACTTCTCGATTGGCTCGGTAGCGACGAACTGGCGTAAGCTGACACCACGGGCAAAGGATATGCTATTCGGCCCCGATAAACCGGGAACACCACGCGCCGGCTTGGAGGAATTGAGCCGTGTCGCTGCCTCTTTGCAAAATGTGGGGAAGCTCGCCAACACGTCGCATAGCGCCGAGGTCGGCGTGGCCTTTGCGATGGTGGCGGACCTGTTTCATGCGCTGGGACAGGGGCGCGCTCCGATACCGGAACTCGTTGCTTTTACAGGCGCCTATGGTGCATCGAAATTGCTGATGAATCCTGCGTTCGCACGTTGGCTCTACAGGGCTCCGAGTATCATCAACAGCGCGCCGGCGATGATGGGCAATAGCTTGGCTCTGGCCGCGCTTGGAAATAGCCTTGCGGGACGGAAAGAGAAGCGTGTCGAGACCCAGCCGATAGAGGAGCAGATCGTCGAGGACCGTTATGCGCCCCCAGAGGGTCGGCCTCGCGCCAGCGTGGGACAATTCTGATGCCACCGTGGTTCTGGTTTTTGTTCATCATCGTGGCGGTTCGTGCTGTTTGGCTGGCTCATCTTGACGAAAAGTATCCGAAGTGAAGCTCCTCTGCATCGAGGACACGGCGGACGGTCTCCTCGACCTCGCCATTATCGCCCAGCGCAACGGGCATGACGTGCGCTACTACTGCCGAGCCTATGACCCTATCAAGAACCCAGTTGGGCGCGGCTTGGTGCAGCGCGTCGATAACTGGCAGGGAAGTGCACGATGGGCCGATCTGATCGTTGTCGGCGGCAACGGTAAGTGGTTGATTGAACTGGATCGCTTGCGTGATATGGGAGTTTCCGTCATCGGGGGCTGTGCACCGGCGGCGGCGTGGGAACTCGACCGCATGGCGGGCATGGCAGCGTTTAAACGCGCCGGCATCCCGGTCCCGCCGTTCCGCCAGTGCGGCACGCTCAAGGAAGCGATGGAGTACGTCGAGAAGCGCGACGAGGGCTGTGCCGTTAAGCCCTGCGGCGACATCGCCGACAAGGCCACCAGCGTCGTCGGCAAGGATGCGCGCACGATCCTGTGGCGGCTCGACCGCTGGCGCCGGGAGGGCAAGAGCTTCCCCGGCGGCCTCATGGTGCAGGACAAGATCGACGGCGTGGAGTTCGCCTGTGGAGCCTGGATCGGGCCGGACGGGTTCGCGCCGGGTTGGGAGGAGAACTGGGAGGAGAAGGCGCTGTTCGCCGGAAACCTCGGCCCCGCCACGGGCGAGCAAGGGACGACGATGCGGCTCGTCAAGGAATCGAGGCTCGCCAAGCAGGTGCTTGCGCCGTTCGAGGATCGCCTGGTGAGCATGGGTTACGTCGGCAACGTGGATGTGAACTGCATCGTCGACGAGGATGGGACACCCTGGCCGCTTGAGTTCACGATGCGCCTCGGGTGGCCCGCGTTTAACATCGAGCCGGCGCTACACTCGGGCGACATCGTGGAGTTCCTGGCCGGGCTCACCGAGGGAAAGCCGCCCAACACGCGGCGAATGAACGAGGTCGCGGTCGGTGTGGTGATCTCGCTGCCGCCCTATCCGCATTCTCATGCGAAGACCGAGGAGGTCGTCGGAGTTCCAATATGGAACCTAGTGCCGAGCATCGAGGACCGGGTGCATCTCGTGGCGGCACAGATGGAGAAGGGCGAGCTTGCGACCGCTGGCGATTACGTCTGCGTCTGCACCGGCACGGGCGACACGGTTCAGGCGGCGCGCAACGCCGTCTACCGCACGGCGCAGCGGCTACAGTTTCCGATCAAGCCGCAGTACAGGATTGATATAGCTTCTCGATTAAGTAGAGATCTTCCCAGACTGCAAGAGCATGGTTTTGCGACGGGGCTTTCTTACGCGTGAAGCTTCGTGACTGCATTGCGGGCTTCCTTAATTCTAATACGCCGGGTAATCGTGGCCGCCTGCTCTAGCCTCTCGACGCGCTTCACGAGTGCCGGGAAACCGATGAGACTCGTGACCGCTCTTTCCAGCGTCTCGACGCGGCGCTCCAAGATCTCGATGCGGGTCAGCATGTCGTGCGGGTTCGGATCAGTCATCTGTCTTCTCCCAAAGCACGCAGCCAAAATCCTTGCCCATGTAGGCTCCCCATCCCTCATCAATCTCCACAAGGATTTCGTTAGGAGCGAGGTCTTTTG